GACTTCGATAGCCCGTTCAAGCGACCGCCTACGCTCGTTGTGGTGCACCGTCACCCGCAGGATGTGGCGTTCTTTGGCGAGTACGAGCGGAGGCAAGCAGCGTGACCATAATCATCGGCTGCGACCCTGGCCTCACCGGCGCGCTCGCAGCGCTCTACGCCGATGGCTCGCTTGAAATCATCGACCTGCCGACGTGCGCTATCGAAACGGCGGGCCCCAAGGCCAAGGTCAAGCGCAAGATCGACGCGCGCATGCTGCGCTCCATGCTGCGCCGGCTCGTTCCCGCCGACGAGCGTGCGATGTTCGCGATGGAAGACATGCAATTGCTCGGCGGCTCGTCCGTGCAAACCATGGGCGCTCTCGCGCATACGCGGGGCATCCTAGAGGCCGTGGCGATCCTGTGTGACATGAGCATGGTCTACGTCACGCCCCAGCGTTGGAAGCGCTTCTACGGCCTGGGCAGCAACAAGAGCGAATGCTTGCTCAAGGCACGCGAGCTATACCCGAGCGCGCCGCTTACGCTCGCCAAGCACCATAACCGCGCCGAGAGCCTATTGATTGCCCGATGGGCCCAGCGCACGCTCACATAGGAGAGAAGCATGCATTGCCGACGAAAATGGTGGTAACGCATATTCGGGGACTGAATGAACATAGCGACGATTGAGCCAGCAACAACAACGGGGTGCGCCATGGGGGACGAAGTGGATGAGTTGCTGGTCGAGTGGTACACATGGCAATCCGAATATCGGCCGAAGACCGGGTATGAGCGCGTTTCATCCGCGTTTCGCGATTACCGGGGGCGCTGGGCCGACTCCGAAGACCTCGCCGACCGCGCGCAGGCCGCAGCACGCAAGGCAGTGTGCCAAGCCGTCGAGGCGTGTGTTGGGGAGCTCGAACTGCGCGCGCGAATCGCCATCCAGACCGAGATGCGCAACCGCAAGAGCGGCATAACGGTTTGGTCATCGATCCGCCTGCCGGGACCGCTCGATGAGGAATACGCGCGGGCCAAGCAACTACTGCTGCCGATCATGATCGATCGAGGTTTGATCGACGAGCCCTTGCAAATCTGAAAGGGGGCGCATAGAATCGCGGTTCGTAGGGTGCCCAAGTTGCGCCCTCACACAATCCGAGCATTTCCCGAAGCCCGCCAGGCCCCAAGCCTCGCGGGCTTTCCGTTTTTGGAGTCCCCGAGATGGCAAGTTCGTCGATTACGGCGGGTACCACGCGTACCCAGGCCGGGGCCACCCTTTTGACCGACAGAATCAATCGGGTGGACGTTTCAACGGCGGTCGTCACGGGGGCGGGCGATGGCGTCATTCTGCCGATCGTGCTGAACGGCACCGATGAGCGCGTCGTCATCAACAACACGGCGAACGAAATCCAGCTTTACGCGAGCGGCGCCGACACGATCAACGGCGCGGCCGGATCGACCGGCATCGCCATCGGCCCGGGCGTCGTGTGTCTAGCGGTGTTAGCGTCGCCCGGCGTGTGGGATGTCATGGGCGGTCTTGCGAGCACCACGCTCAACGGCGGCGGCGGTGGAGGCGGCGGTGGAGGCGGCGGTGGATCGGGCAGCGTGACGAGCGTGGGAATCACGAGCACCGACGGCAGCTTGAACGTCACCGGCTCCCCGATCACCGCAGCCGGGACGATCGATCTTTCGCTGCCTGAGCCGATTCCGGTCGCCAAGGGCGGAACGGGCCTGACGGCACTCGGCACGGCCGGTCAAGTACTCACGACGAGCCCGGACGGTTCTGCTGCGATATGGTCAACGCCCAACGTTCTCGCGGGCGCGCTAACTGTGCTCGACAAGGTGGGATCGCCGCAGAGCGTCACGAGCACGACAACGGAAACGGCGCTGCATACGACGGCGGTTCCTGGCGGCACGATGAGTAACCACGGCGGCTTGATCGTGCTTTCGCGCTGGACGATCACGAACAACGCCGACGTGAAAAATCTGCACGTCCGTCTAAGCGGCATAAGCGGAACCGACTTCCTGGGCTGGGTGCCCACGACCAACAATACCGTCGAAATCATGACGGTCATTCAGAACCGGGGTGCAACGAATCAGCAGATCGGCCCTCGGTTCAACAACAGCTTCGGCTCGAGCACGTCGAATTTCCAGACGGCTAGCGTTGATACGAGCGTGGCGACAAACCTTGTCCTGAGCGGCCAGTGTACGAGCACGGGCGACACCATCACGCTCGAGTCGGCAATCGTCATGGTGTTCTAGGATGAGCACCACGATCGGGTTGCACGCCGGTTCGGACTCGTCCAAGACGCAGTACGAAGCGTTTTCCACGTGGCTAGGCCAGTCCGTGACGACGCGCATCGTCTTTGCGGACAATTCCAGTTGGGGCGGCATCTCGTCGCCGTACATGCTCGGTACCACCAAAACATGGCTCGCGAAGGGCTCGCAGTACCGCGACGTCATCACGATCGGTCTATGTCCGACTGCGAACACGCCTAGCTCGTCAGGCGTTCATCTGTCTGCGGTGGCGGCCGGCAACTACGACTCGTACTTCACGACGCTCGGCCAAAACCTGGCGAACATGGGCAACAACCCAGCCACCGGCAAACCCTACGCCAATCAGGTCGTGATTCGCCTCGGGCACGAGCTAAACGGCGACTGGTACCAATGGGGCATTGGCGGCACGGCGAGCAACAAACCGGGATCGTGGAACACGCCGACCGACTACAAGAACGCCTATGCGCGCGTGGTCGGCCTGATCCGCGCCAAGGCATCGGGCGTTAAGTTCGACTGGAATTGGGCGATGAACGGGCGCGCAATTACCGGCACCTACGCCGCCGCATACCCGGGCAACGCCTATGTCGATTACATCACGGCCGACGTGTACGACGACTTCCACTCGGGCAGTTGGGCGGCTCTGCTCAATGGCACGGGCGGCATCCTAAACGGCGGCCTCACGGCGTTTCGCGCGTTCGCGCAGAGCAACGGCAAGCCCGAGTGCTACCCGGAATGGGCGTGTGATACCTCGTCCAACGGATACGGCGATAGCGTAGTTTTCATAGTCGCCATGTCCGCGTGGTTCTTGGCGGCCCCCAACGGGATCGGCTATCAGTCCTACTACGACACCTCGGCATGGGCCGGTAACGCAGTGATCCATACCGGCACCGTGACATGCCCGCGCGCCTCGCAGTCGTACCGCACGCTCATGTCAAAGCCGAATCTCGTGCTGACGAAAATCGCCGGCTCGCTCGTCAACGGCATCTTCACGCCGGTTTCGACGCCGCCCAAGAACCTCGGCTCGTACTGCGACGGTTCGAACTTCTACTACCTGAGCTAGAGCCATGTCCAAACTCTCGAGCGCCAAGCGCAAAGCCATGCCGAAGTCCGAATTTGGACTGCCCGGCAAGCGCGCGTATCCGATGCCGGATGCCAGCCATGCGGCAAACGCCAAGGCTCGCGCCTCCCAAGCGGTGAACAGCGGGCGCATGTCGAAATCCACTGAGGCCAAGATCGACAGCAAGGCCGATCGTGTCATGGGCAAGAAGTCGCGCGGCGACGCGAAGCACCCGCAGTCGCACGATGAATTCGAAGCGTTGGGGCGCGACTGAGATGCGAGTGCTGATCGGTCTGCTGATGCTGTGCGCGCTCGTGTACGTGCTCGGGCATTTCGGCGCGATGGGGTGTCACTGAAAATGGCGAACAAAACGCCATACCGCGCCGAATACAGCGAACAGGCGAAGAATTACTGCTTGCTGGGCGCGAAAGACGCTGACCTCGCGGACTTCTTCGGCGTGACGCAGCGCACGATCATCAACTGGCGCAAAAGTCATCCCGAGTTCGCCGAGGCGTGCGAAGCCGGCAAGACGCGCGCCGATTCGCTCGTGGCTCGAGCTCTCTATAACAACGCGCTCGGCGGCGATACGACCGCTTGCATCTTCTGGCTCAAGAATCGGCAGAAGCACGCATGGCGCGATCGGCACGAGATCGACCACAGCGGCAAGGTGGCCGTCGATCCGATTCAACTGCTGCTCTCGCAAGTCGAGGGCACGCCACTCAAGCCGAAAGACGCCGAGTAAGCCATGGATTCGCGGATCAACCTCGAAGACTGGAAGAACCCGGTCTGGAGGTTGCACAACCTTTACTGGATCACCGACAAAACGGGCGCCGTCGTCAAGTTCACGCCCAACGCGGAGCAGCGATCGTTTCTGGAAGCGCTACATTATCGCAACGTCATCCTCAAGGCTCGGCAACTCGGCTTCTCGACACTCATCCAGCTTATTTTCCTGGACGCCGCCGTGTTCAACTCAAACGTGCGCGCGGGCGTCATCGCCGATTCGCTCGACAACGTGACGGTGATCTTTCGCGATAAGATCAAGTTCGCCTATGACCGGCTGCCAGAAGGCATTCGCGCCGAGCGACACCCGGTGCAGGACAGCACGAGCGAATTGCTGCTTTCGAACAACTCGAGCGTGCGCGTAGGCACGTCGATGCGCTCCGGGACGCTGCAATACCTGCACGTGTCCGAGTTCGGGAAGATTTGCGCTAAGCACCCGGAGAAAGCTCGCGAAATCGTGACCGGCGCAATCCCGGCCGTGGCGCCCGACGGGTTCCTGTTCGTCGAATCGACGGCAGAGGGTCGCGAAGGGCCGTTCTACGACATGGTGGAGCGCGCCCGCAAGCGCATCGGACAGCACCATTTGCCGGTCGAGGAACGCTTCCACTTCTTTCCCTGGTATGGGCGCCCCGAATATGAAGCAGATCCGCGCGCCGTCGTCATCTCGGCCAAGGATCACGAATATTTCGATGAGATTCAGCGCAAGGCCGGGTGCGTGCTCAACGAGCGCAAGCGAGCCTGGTACGTGCTCACGCGCGCCGTAATGCGCGAGGACATGAAGCGCGAATTCCCGAGCACGGCCGATGAGGCGTTCGAATCGTCGAATGAGGGTGCATGGTTCCGCGAGCAATTCGATTTGCTGCGCCGCGATAAGCGTATCTGCCGAGTGCCGTACGAACGGTCGGTGCCGGTTAACACGTTTTGGGACTTGGGCGCGAACGACACGACAGCCATCTGGTTTCATCAGATCGTGGGCCCCGAGCATCGCTTCCTGCGCTTTTACGAGGCCAACGGCCGCACGCTCGACCACTTCGTCACCTATCTGCGCGACACCGGCTACATGTTCGGCGCGCATTACCTGCCGCATGACGGCGATCACAAGCGCCTGAGCACCGGTTTTCAGAACCGGTCCGTGAAGGAAATGCTGCAAGACCTCGGGGTGCGCGACATCGAGATTGTGCCGCGCATCGACAACGTGACGGTCGGCATCAATCAAACGCGCTCGGCGCTATCCAGCGCCTTCTTCGACGCCGAACTCTGCAAGGAAGGGCTAGACCACCTCGAGAAGTATTCGAAGGAGTGGGACGCCAACCGTGGCATGTGGAAAGACCACCCGAAGCACGACATTCACTCGAACGCGGCCGACGCGCTGCGCCAGTGGGGGCAGAAGCAGAAGAACCTCACGAGCGGCCCGCAGTGGGGCGCCTCCATCAACTACGGAAAACTGGCGATCGCATGAGCATTGCACTCGATATGAAGGTCACGCGGATGGAAGAGCAGATCCGCGAAATGACTTCGCTTTGCGCCCAGCTTGCGCGCAACTGCGAGAAAGCATGCGAGGAATTGTCGGAAATGGCGCGCCGCATCGAACGCCTGGAGGGCAAGCCGCAATCGAAAGCCCGAGGCGTCAATGGCTAAGCGCATGACGGACACCGAATTGCTCGGGCTCATCGGCATGTACGAGAAGTCCGCGCTCGGCTCATCCGTGGCGGCCGGCCCATCGGTGGGCGGCAGCATCAAGCCGGCCAACCAGGACATGACGACGCTCGAAATCGACCGCTACAACGCGCTGAACGCCTATTTCGCGCGCCCGCTCGGCAACGAGGTTGAGGACCGCTCGCAGATCGTGCTGCCCGAGCTACGCGATACCGTCGAGTGGATCATGCCGACGCTCATGCGCATGTTCGCGAGCGGCAAGCCATGCCAGTTCGACCCGGAATCGCAGGGCGACGAGCAGCAAGCCGAAATCGAGACGGAAGTCGTGAACTACGTGTTCATGAAGCGCAACGAAGGCTTTTTCATCCTGCACGACTTCTTCAAGGATGCCCTGCTGCTGCGCAACGGCTACATCGATTCGTGGTGGGAAAAGCGGCGCAAGGCCGTCGTCGAGACGTACTCGGGGCTCACCGAAATCGAACTCGCCATGCTGATGCAGACCGACGACGAAATCGAGGTGTTGGAGCAATCCGAGAAGATCGATACCATCGTCGGTCCGCTCGGTCGTCAGCAGTACTCGTGCTTCGATGTGAAATTGCGCCGCGTGACGATCGAAAAGCGCCCGCGCGTCGAATGCGTGCCGCCGGAGGAAGTGCTTGTGTCGCCGCAGGCTCGCCGGGGCCTGGATGACGCCCCATTCGTCGAGCGCAAGCGCACGGTGCTGCGCTCGGACGTGTTGGAGATGGGCTTCGACAAGGCCGATGTGGATCGCATCGAAGTCGCGCGGCCGGACTGGCTGCAACTCATCAAGATTGCGCGCGACGAGGTGACGGACGAACTCGGAGAGGAAGAATCGAGCGATCCGGCAAGCCAACAGGTCGAACTTCGCATCGTGTGGATTCGCGTCGATTACGACGGCGACGGCATAGCCGAGCTTCGGCGCCTGGTTGTTGCCGGTGACAAGATTCTCGACAACGACGAATGCGAGGAATGCTCGCTCTCGTACTGCTCGCCAATACGCATGCCGCACCGGCACGTCGGGATCAGCTATTACGACCTGCTGTACGACCTCCAAGTCATCAAAACGACGCTGTTCCGCCAAGCGCTCGACAACCTGTACCTGACGAACAACCAGGGCTACGCGGTCGATTGGAAGAACGTGAACATGGGCGACATGCTCGTGAGCCGCCCGGGGCGCATCGTGCGAACCAACGGCGCGCCGGAAGGCGCAATCATGCCGCTCACGACGCCCTCGAACATGATGGCGCAGGTCGTGCCGGCGCTCGAATACTGCGACTTGCAGCGTGAGATGCGCACCGGTATCGGTAAGGACACGATGGGCGTCGATGCGGACGCGTTGCAGGACGTGACCAAGGGCGGCCAGCTTGCGGCCATGTCTGCGGCAGCGCTGAAAGTTGAGCTCGTCGCTCGCCTGCTCGCCGAGGGCGTGAAAGACGTGTTCGGCAAGATTCATCGGCTGCTCATGCGCCATCAGGACAAGCCGCTCACGCTGCAACTCACGGGCCGCTGGGTCGATGTCGATCCGTCGCAGTGGCGCGAACGCACGCAGGTCAGCGTGAACGTGGGCCTCGGCTCCGGCAACCGCGAGGAATCGCGCGCCAATCTCATGTTGCTGGCTCAGGCGCAACAGCAGGTCGGTCAAGCATTCGGGCTTGTGGGGCCGAAGCAAGCCTATGAGACGTTCAAGGCGCTCTCGCACCTGCTTGGCTTCGAGAATCCCACTCAGTTCGTCATGGACCCGGACTCGCAGGAATACCAGCAGGCGCAAGCGCAAAAGGCGCACATGCCGCCCGATCCGCGCATCGCGGCCGCGCAGATCAAGACGCAGGGCGATCAGCAGATCGAGCAGATGCGGCTTGCGGCCGCTCAAACGAAGGCGCAGTCCGACGCCGCGCAGGCACAAGCCGAACTCGTGCACGGCGCGCAGCAGGCGCACACCGAGGCCGCCACGCAGCAGGCTCAAATGCAAAGCGCCGAGTTCCAAACGATCTTCCGCGCGCTCGCGCAGATTGTTGCGTCGCAGCTTAAACAGGACGCGGCGGCCGATGCCGGCGCGATGATGAACCGAGACATGAGCGAGGTGCGCGGTGGCGCTTGAGGACGAGGTAAAGCGCGGCGGCGACGCGCGACAGGTGCTCGAATCGACGATCTTCATCGAGGCGCGCAAGCACGTGCTCGATGGGATCGAAACGCAGATGCGGCGCGTGCCGATGGCCGATCAGACGATGCACACGCGCTTGATTCTCGCGCTGCAATGCTGGGATGCGCTCGAAAAGTACTTGGATCAGATCAAGCAGACGGGCGAAATCGCGGACTTCCAACTTGAGCAGCAAGCGGAGCGCAAACGGCGCTTCCAACTGTTCGGCTAGACCACAGCACTTTCGACAACAAAGGCTCGCACTCGCGGGCCTTTTTCTTTTTGAGGCCACGAAATGAGCGACATGCAAGCGACCACCCAAACGGGCGCCGCAGACTTCTCGATGCCTGACGAGTCGGCGTTCCAAAGTCTCTATGACGGCGGCGCGTTCGAGCCGAGCACGAATGCAAACGCCGCATCTGATGCGGAGGCGCAGCGTCGCGCATCGGAAAGCGCCCAGCAAGCCGCGCAAACGGGCCGCCAAGACGATCCTGCTGCAAATCAAGGCAGCGAGCAGGACAACGGTGAGCAAGGGCAGCAAGACGGCCAGCAAGCGGCCGGGGAGGGCAAGGAGGAAGCGCCGGCTTATTCGAGCCTCGACGAATTGCTCACCTCGCTCAAGGTCGATCCCGAGTCGGTGAAGGCGCTCCCGGTGACGGTGAAGATCGACGGCGTGGAAAAGGCCGTGCCGCTGGCCGAAGTCATCAAGTCGTATCAGCTTGAGGGCCACGTCAACAACAAGTCGATCGAGGTATCGAATCAGAAGCAGGCGCTCGAGCAAACGCGCGAGCAGTGGCGTCAGGCCACGCAGCAAGCGTTGCAGCAGCATCAGGCCATGGGTCAGCTTGCGATGCAGATGATCAACCACGACTTCCAGAAGGTCGATTGGAACACTCTGCGCGCGAGCAACCCGGCCGAGTTTGCCGCGCTGCAAGCCGAATTCCAGCAGCGCCAGGGCCAGGTTCAGCAGTTCCTCGGCCAAGTGCAGCAGTACCAGGCGCAGGCCCAGCACGAACAGCAACAAGCCATGCAGCAAAACCTCGCCGCAGAGCGCAAGAAGCTGCATGCGGCGATTCCCGAATGGCGCGACCCCGCAGCCTTCGAAGCCGCCCTCCAAAAGATTTCGCAGTACGCCCGCAACCTCGGGTTCCAAGACGCCGAGTTGAACCAGATATACGACCACCGCTACATGCGAATTTTGAATGATGCGGCGCGATATCAGGAACTCCAAGCGAAGGCCCCGCAGGTATTGAGAAAGGTCCGGCAAGCCCCGCCAGCGGCGGCCCCGGGATCTCGGACGAATGCGAACCCGAGCGACTCGCGCCGTCAGGCCGCGATCGACCGATTCAACCGAAATCCTGGCGACGAGGACGCGCAAGCAGCCGTCTTCTCGCTGTTCGAATAAGCCTAGGAGTCCAAAGTGAGCGTCCCGTCAAACACGTTTCAGACCTTCACGCAAAAGAACATCCGTGAAGATCTCATCGACGCGATCTACAACGTCGATCCTTTCAAAACCCCGTTCCTGAACATGGCGAAGAAGGCCACGGCCAAGCAAACGAACCATGAATGGGATACGGATTCGCTGGCGGCTCAAAACCTGAGCAATGCAGCGGTCGAGGGCGACGACCCGACGCCGCAGAACATCACGCCCACGGCGCGCATCGGCAACTACACGCAGATCAGCACGAAAACCGTGTCGATTTCGGGCACGTCGGAGGCGGTCATCGCCGCCGGCGGCTCGAACAAGATGGGCTATCAACTGCTCAAGAAGTCCAAGGAGTTGAAGCGCGACATGGAAGGCATCTTGACCTACAACCAGGCCAAGAACGCCGGTTCCTCGACAACGGCCCGCTTGCTCGCCGGCTTGCCCGCGTGGTTGCAGCAAAACACGGTGTTCCAGACGGGCGGCTCGCCGTCGGGCGCCAATCCGGCCGTCGCATCGAACGGCTGGACGGACGGCACGAACACGCGCACTTACAACAGCGTGACGCAGACCGTGACCGAGAATCAGGTGAAGCAAGTGCTTCAAAAGTGCTTCAACTCGTCGGGCGACTGCCCCGAGTACGCGCTCATGTCCTCGGTGAACAAGCAGAATTTCAGCGCGTTCTCCGGCAACGGCACCCGCTTCAACGAGGTGCAGGACAAGACGCTGCGCACCGTGGTCGATGTGTACGAGAGCGATTTCGGAGACGTAAAGCTCGTCCCCGACATTTTCCTCGCGCACTCGGGCGACATTTTCTTCATCAATCAAAACTTCGTGCGCGTGGCGTATCTGCGCCCCTTCCAGACGATTCCGCTCGCCAAGACGGGCGATTCGACGAAGAAGGAATTGCTCGTCGAGTACACGCTACAGATGGGCAACGAGCACGCGCATGGCGCGATCTTCGACACGGACGGCTAATCGCCACGCGTCACAACTGAGTCTCCTCCACGTTTCAGTGTGGGTTTGGGGCGGTCTTCGGATCGCCCCATTTTTTTGGGGTTCCGAAAATGTCGATGCTGAAAAAGATTCTGGCTGCGCTTCTGATGGCGCCGCTTCTCGCGCTCGCCTCTCCCGTGCGCGATCATGGGCTGCCGTTCGATACGGACGGGCTGCCGTCTCCGACGCTCGGCATGGCCGGCGATGTCGCAATCGATCCGTCTACCGGCGTGCTGTACACAAAGGATGCTGCGCTGGGTTGGCAGGCCAGTTACACGCCGAGCGGATCGAGCAGCACGCCGACTTTTACGAGCGTGACAGTGAGCGGGCTTACCGCCAACTCGATGATGTATCCGGGTGCGAGCGGCCTGCTGACCTCGACTGCTGCCGCGACGAACGGGCAATTGCTCATCGGCTCGACGGGCGCCGCGCCGGCTCTCGGCACGCTCACGGGCACCGCCAATCAAATCAGCGTCGGCAACGGCGCGGGATCGATTACGCTCAGCCTGCCGAACACGTTGGCGATTCCGGGGACGATTTCGAGCATCAATGGCACCGCGACGGTCGGCAGTGGGGTGGCGATTGAGGTAGCCACGGCGAACTTCTTGACGCAAGGTGCCAACATCAGCACCACGCCGATTTACACCGTACCTTCCGGCAAAGGTGGGCGCTATCGCGTGACGATGAATACCGTGCTGGTCACGCCTGACGGCGCTTCATCGACGCTGCCAAACACTCTTGTTTCGTGGACCGACTCGGACAGCAACGGCACGCCGAGCGCCAATATCGGCGCTACTTCGACGGGGAATAACACCAATTCCGCATCGCTTGGGCAAATCGTCGTCTACGCCAAGGCCGGCACCGCGATCAACATTGCCACGAATGGCTACACCTCCGGTACCGCTGGCGCGATGAAGTACAACGCGCGGTATCAGGTCGATTACCTCGGCCAGTAAGGAGACACGCCATGTCCAAATGGGCTCCTATCTCGCCCTGGCGGCCGATTGCCGGCGTCGGCCAAAACCTGACGATCGGCGGCGCCTCCGTTGCCTCGACGGCCTTCGATCCGAACAGCGAGGGCTATCAGGCCGTGTTCCTGTCGGCGACCGGCAACTGCCATATCGCGGTGGGCACCGCGCCTACCGCGACGGGCACCGACATGCTCGTCAAGGCGAGCGATCCCCCGCTGCTCGTGCGCATCGGCAAGGGCGACAAGATCGCCGTGATTCAGGACGGCGCGGCCACGGGCACCCTCAATATCGTTCCGGCGACGCACTGACCATGAGCGATACCACGACGGCAACGGCGGCCCACGGCGCGCCGCTGCAACCGCAGCAGGACGACGGCAAGCGCATCACGTACCACGAGGAAGACGGAAAGATTCATCTCCGTTACGAGCAGGACGTGGAGGCGGTGCTCAAGGTCAACCACGAACAGCGCGCGGCCGAGGGTTCGTGCAGTCGTATCGGCGAATTTCACCAGACTTTCCGCGTGCCCGAAGTCGTCATGCTTGAGATCAAGTTCAAGTACGGCTGGGACTACATGAACCGCGATCACTGGCCATTCGTGAAAGCGATTCTCAAGGGCCCGGAATACGCCAAGTTCCGCACCACCAATCGGAAGATTTGAGCCATGACGATCGTTGCCGATTACGCCTCGCTCAAGCAAGCGGTGCAGGACTGGAACGCGCGCACCGAGGCGGGCGACAACATCGATTACTTCATTCAGCGCGCCGAACAGGCCATCTACCGCGACGTGTTCTCTATGAATGACGGCGTGGGCGTACGGCCGATGGAGGCGAGCCTCAATGCGACGATTTCGAGCAGCGTCGTCGCGTTGCCGGCGGGATACCTCGGGCTCAAATACGCGCTCATCAGCATGAGCGGAAACGTCTACCAGCTTGAGCGCCGCAACGCCGAATTCATCTACACGCAATATCCGAACCGGCAGGCGAGCGGCGTGCCGCAGTACATCGCGCGCGACGGCCAGAACTTCGTTTTCGGGCCGTGCCCAGACAGCGCCTACACGATCAGCGGCATTTACTGGCAGCAGTCGGCCGCGCTTTCCTCGACGAACACCACCACGTGGATGACGAGCGCAATCCCGATGATTCTGCTCGCGGCCTGCAACAAGGCGATTGCCGCGTTCAACAAGGATGCCGAGGCGGCGCAGTGGTGGGACGCCGACTATCGCGATCAGATGGGCGCCTTTTTACTGGCTGACCGCGCCGAGGAACAAAGCGGCTCGGCCTTCGCGATGGTGGCTGCCTGATGCTACTGCCCATCGCCGATTACGCGCCGGACCTACCGCCGAACAACTCGCGCGGCGCGTCGAGCAATATCGTCAATCTCTTTCCGCGCACGAAAGAATCGTGGGGCCCGGTCGGCACGCTCTCGACCTACAGTTCGAGCGCGCTCACCTCGCAGTGCCTCGGCGCGCTGATGGCGATCGACACGGGCGCGAACAACTACCTCTTTTGCGGCGATGCCGGCAAGCTCTATCTGATGAGCCCGGGCAATGCTTCGTTCACGAACGTCAGCAAGAGCGGCGGCTATTCGCTTGCGAGCATCGAGAAGTGGTACTTCACGCAGTACGGGCAAACGATCATCGGCGCGGGACAGGGGCAAAACCTACAGGCCTATACGCTCGGCTCGAGCACGGCCTTCGCCGATCTGGCCGGCTCCCCGCCGCAGGCGCGCTACATCGCGACGATCAAGGATTTCGTCATGGTGGCGAACACGTTCGATGGCACGAACGGCGAGCAGCCGCAGCGCGTGCAGTGGTGCGCGGTGGATACGCCGACGCTCTGGCCGGCTGCCGGCAGCACGCAGGAAGCGCAGACGCTCGCGGGTTCGCAGATCATTCCGGGCGATCAGGGCTGGATTACGGGACTTGTCGGGAACCTGGGCACCGCAGACGGCGCCGTGTTCTTCGAACGCGCGATATGGCGCATCGTCTATCAGGGCTCGCCCACGGTATTCGGCTTCTATCCGGCCGAGGGTGTGCGCGGCACGCCCGCGCCCAAGAGCATCGCGCAGCTTGGCGCGCTCGTCTATTACCTGGGCGAAGACGGCTTTTATGCATTCGACGGCTCAAGCTCGACGCCGATCGGAGTGGATCGCGTGGACAAGACGTTTTGGGCGACCGTCAACCCGTCCTATCTGTACAACGTGATTGGCGCGGTCGATCCGCTCAACCGCCTTGTCATGTGGCTGTACCCGTCCAACGCGGCATCCAATGGGGTGCCCGATTCCCTGCTCGTTTTCAATTGGGCGCTGGGTAAGTGGGGATTTGCGCAGATCAACGCCGAGTACATCTTCCGCGCGATCACGCAGGGCTATTCACTCGACTCGCTCGACAGCTATGCGGGCGGCGCGTACAACCTCGACACGCTGCCGTTCTCGCTCGATTCGCGGGTATGGACCGGCGGCCAAGTGCTGATGGGTGCATTCAACCCGTCACACCAGCTTTCGTACTTCACCGGGTCGCCGGCAAACGCAACGGCCGACACGGTGGAAGTGCAACCGATCGCAGGCCGGCGCGGTTTCATCCGCTCGGCGCGGCCGATGATTGACGGCGGCTCGCCCTCCGTGCAGATCGGCTACCGCAATCGCTTGATCGACGCTGCGGCCTTCACAAGCCAGAGCGCGATCAACGCCAACGGCGAGTGTCCGCTGCGCGTCGATGCGCGCTACGTGCGCGGACGGATCACGACAAGCGGCGCGTTCACGCATCTGCAAGGCATCGAGATACCGGACGATGCCGTGACGCCATCGGGGCGCAAATGACCACGCCAAGCTACCCGGTTCCCCCCGTCATGATGCCCGACGAAAAGGAGCACCGCCGGCAGATCGCCCAAGCGCTGGCGAACGCCATGGGCGGCAAGTTGAACGCGGTGAACGAAATCACGCTTGTAGCCGGTGCGACGACCACGACGATTACCGACGCGCGCATCGGCGCCAACACGTTTTTCGGCTTCCAACCGATGACCGCCAACGCGGCCGGCGCGCTCGGGAGCCTGTACGTGTCATCGCAGGCGAACGGCACCGCGACGCTCACGCACGCGAACACGGCGACGGTCGATCGCACGTTTCGCCTTCTGCTCATAGGTTGACACCATGCTTTATGGCATCCAACGCGACGAAATCGACGCCGTGTGGCCCGAGGTGCGCCCATGGATCGAAGCGGCAGCCGAGACGACGCGAGGCAAATGGGATGCAGAAGACATTCGAGCCGGCCTCTTGACGGGAGAGGATCAGCTTTGGATTTGGAAGACCGACACCGCGTTCGCGGTGGGCGTCACCCGTCTCGCGAACTACCCGAAACAACGCGTCTGCAATCTTCGTATCGTCACGGGCACGAACATGGCCGAGTGGGCCCAGCCGTGCATCGAGACGATCGAGGCGTGGGCGAGGGCAAATGGATGTCACGCGATGGAGTTTCAGGCTCGGCCCGGCTGGGAGCGATTCCTTAAAGGCCGTGGCTACGACAAAACGCATGTATACATGGAACGTGCGCTATGAAACTGATTCGCAATTCCCGCGAGGTCGCGCTGATGCGGCTCGCGCTGCCGATTGTGCCGGCCAACGGGGGCGGCGGTGGCAATACGACGAGCAACACGGTCGCGACGCCCTGGACGGGCCAGCAACCCTATCTGAGCAACGTCTTTCAGGGTGCGCAGAACACGTACGATCAGTACGCCGCCAATCCTGCATCATCTGTCGCCGGCTTTACGCCGATGCAGGGTCAGGCGATGGGCGTCACGCAGAACGTCGCGAACGGCACGAATTTCGCCTACTCGCCGGTGCTGAACAACACGGCGGGCAACTATACGACCAACCTGCTGGGCGGCGCGTATCTGAACGCCAACCCGGCGAATGGTCAACTGACCGCGCTCGGTGGCAACAATACGGGCGCGGCCGCGCTCACTCGACTCAGCGATAACAGCGCCGGGACTCAGAGCCTATCGAATTTCGCCAATGGCGACCTGCTGAGCAATCCGTATCAATCGGGCACGCTCAACGCGGCAAACGACGCCATCACGCGGGCCTATCAGACCGCGACGGCGCCGCAAACGGCGAGCGCGTTCGAGGGCTCGGGGCGCTTTGGCTCCGGTGCCTACAATCAGGCCGTCAGCCAGAATCAGCAAGACCTCGCGACGCAATTGGGCAATACCGATTCGAGCCTGCTCGCCAACCTGTATCAGCAGAACATGGGCAACATGCTGTCGGCGGCCAACGCGCAGGCCGGCCAACAGCTATCCGCAGCGGGCACGCAGGCCGGTCAGGAACTCGGCGCGCTCGGCGGCCTGGGGCAAAACTACAGCACCGCCGCGCAGCAGCAGCTTGCGGGGTCGCTCAACGCGCCGAACCTCGTCAATTCGATCAACGGCGCCGCGACGAATCTGTACAACATGGGCGGCAATCAGCAGGCGCTCGAGCAATCCCAGATCAACGCGCCGTGGCAGTTGCTCAACAACTACTCGAACCTCATCCAAGGCCAATACGGCGGCAATACGAGCACGACGACGCCGTACTACCAGAACCAACTCGCGGGCGGCTTGGGCGGCGCGGCGAGCGGCGCAGCGATGGGCAGCATGTTCGGGCCGTGGGGCACCGCAATCGGCGCTGTCGGCGGCGGCCTGTTGGGGGCCTTCTCCGATCGCAGATTGAAGGCTGACATCCGTGCAACCGGCAAGCGCTTGCCAAACGGCTTGCCCCTCTACGCCTTCCGCTACGTGTGGGAAGAGCCAGGCACCGAGCACATCGGCGTCATGGTGGACGAAGCGCGCGAGGTCGCGCCGCACGCCGTCTTCCGGGACATCAGCGGCTTCGACAAGGTGAACTATGCGGCGCTCGGGGGTGAACATGTCTTCTTCCATTGATAGCCTGCTTCCTTTGCTCGCGCGCCTTGCGCCGGCCGCGATGATGAGCGGCGCGTTTGGCGGCTTGATGGGCGGCGGCGGCGACAGCGCGGCGGCTGGCGCGTCGCTTGGGCCAAGCGGGATGCCAGGCAGCGCGTCGCTGTTCGGCGCCGGCGCGGGGATGGGATCGCCGCAGCTTCCGGGTGCGCCGGTCGCGCCCAGCGGCATGCCGTCGCAGTTCTCGATGCCGGCCGGTGTCGGACCGTCCGCCATGTCCCCGCAGATGATGCAGGCGGCGATGATGGCGATGCAGCAGGGCCAACCGCAGCAGCAAGGGCAAGCCGCCCCGATGCCGCAGCAAGTCGCCTTCGGCAACCCCGCCGTGCGCGCGCCTAACATCGGCCCCGCAATGCCCTATCTGAGCGTGCCGGGCTCTCAACCTTTCGGGTTCGGCGGCGGGGTGCGCTATGTCTGACCTCTTTGGCGTGCCGCTGCAAAACGGCGGCTTGATGGGCCTGATGACAAACCCGCAATCGGCCGGCCTGCTCGGCATGGCGAGCGGTCTGCTGCAAGCGTCGGGGCCCTCGCGGCTTCCTGTCAGCATGGGGCAGGCCATGGGCGCGGGCCTGCAAGGCATGCAGCAAGGCAGCATCAACGCGCTCAATACGCAGCGGCAGATGATGCAGATGCAGGCGCTCCAAGGGCTGATGGGGATGCAGGCGCCCGGCTCAGGATCGGCGGGGCAAGCGAGCGGCGGCGGCGCGCCGTCGTATTCTTCGTTCTTCGGCACCTCGACTCCCACGGCGGCGCAGATGCCGCCCGCTCCCGCACCGAGCGCCGCGCCACAATCGGGCGCATCGATTTTCGGCCGCTCGCCGCAGCAGCTTTGGAATCAGGGCCTTTTGATGAACATGGCCGGCATCCAGGGCGGCTCGGAACTGATGAGCGAAGCGCTCAAGTACGATCCGACGCTCGCCGCGCAGATGCCGACCGACATTACAAAGATGGGCGTGCAGGGCGGCATGACACCCGAGCAGATACAAGCGGCGAACGCGGCCGGCGTCGCGAAGGCCAACTACATCGCACCGGTCAATGCGCGCCCCGGCTCCATCCTGCGCGACCCGCTGACGATGCAGCCAATGGCGTTCAATCCGAACATGCCGGCCGGCACAACGCCGATGTTCGACGCCTCGGGCAACGTGGTGGGGGCCAACCTTATTCCGGGTGTGACCGGCGCTGTGGGCGCCACCGCAGCAGCGAAAGCGGCCGGCGAGGGTTCGATGCTGCCTTACGCTGGCGTCGATGCGCAGGGCAATCCCTTGCCGGTCACGAACCGCACGGCGGCGGCCACGCAGGGCGGGGGCGTGCCAACGCTGCAAGGCATCTTTCAGCAGCAGGAATCGAGCGGCGGCCGCACCGCGCCCGACAATCCATATCAGATTCAGCAGGACACGTTCAACCAGTATGCGCAGCAGGGCGAGTCGTGGAGCAACCCAAGTGATCGGAGCGCCGTCGCGCAGCGCGTCCTCGCCATGTACAACCAGAAGTATGGCGGCGACTTGGGCCGCATCGCGACCGCCTATTTCTCCGGCGAGGGCAATGTCGCGCCGGCCGGTAGCCCGACGCCGTTCATCAAGAATCTGTCCGACAGTAGCGGCAAGACTGTTGCCGCATATGTTGGCGATATCCTCGGGCGCGCCGGTGGCTCGGGGTTCGGTCGCGAGCCTCAATCGGGCGGGTCGGGCGGCGGTCCTATCTATGCAGCGCCGCCGCTGGGCGCAACGAACGCCGCGAACGCTTCGCAAGGTGCCCCGAGCAAGCAGATGGCCGATTCGCAAGACGCGCTTGCGTCGCAGGACGCCAACTATCAGCAGTCGCGCGCCTCGCTGCTCAAAATGCTGTCGATCACGCAAAACGGCGGCCTCGGCGATACGGTCGCGCGCCTGTTGCCCGAAAACCTCGCGACCCGGGTGAGCAACGATGCCGCCGAGTATCAGAAGGCTCACGCCAATTACGTCAGCCTGCAAGGTAAGGCACTCGGCTCGGGCGGCACCGATGCGTCGCGCGCCATGCTCGACGAGGCGGTACCGACGTTCG